TCCCATCCACAAAGCTCCCGATAATGGTGATCTGGGCGCCACTGCCAGAAATCTTGCCCTGATTCGAAACAGTCGCTTGAGTACGACACCCAATCATGGTGACGGGCGATCCGTTCGCCGCATTCAAGAAAAATCCCGCAGTTGTAGTGTCGCCGCTCTGGACCTGGGTGCACCCGTTGATGGCAACAATCGCCTCGCCAATCGTGCCGACATCGATAAACTTTACACTCTCCGTGCGACATCCGGCGATCGAAATTCCATTGGCCCCACCCACCTCAATGTCCAGGGTATTTTGGGCAAGTGACGCGCCGTAGATATTCATCGTACCCGTTGGTATGCTGCACCATACGGCATTTAAAACTCCGCCACAGTTGTATAAATTGTTGTTCAGCGAATTGAATGCATAATTGCGCCACCCATACAGCGTTGCTCCGTTGACAACGCAATTCATGAACATGATCTCAGAACAAAGGTGCTGAGCCGGATATCCGATTATATAGCCAATGGCGATCGAACCGCTGTTGCCATATACAAAGACATTGGAGATATTCAGTTGTTCCGTGGTTCCCTTTGACGCAGTGTCGTCCTGATATAAATATATACCAACGGTAAGGGACCCGGCCTGATTGACCAGACTCATGCCCGAAAGACTGGAATAGCTGAAGCCGTTGGTCATGATGACCGGCGTAAAAGTGTTTGCCGCCGGGCCGCCGCCGGAAGAGGCGGCAGAGGCCTCCGAATTTCCAGCCGTATTTGACCCTGTATACTGTATTTTCGTGCTTTCCATCCCGTCACCAAAGATGCGAACTCCCTGGGTGTTGGTGATGTAAAGAACCTGACCCGTTAGGTAAGTACCGGCCGGGAAATACAACGCGCGGGCGCTGCCTCCGGTCTTGATCGCATCGAGAGCATGTTGGATAGCAGGTCCATCGTCCAACGACCCGAGCCCAGTGGCGCCAAAGTCCCTCTTAACATCCAGAACTGAGCCGAAGCGCTGCGCCAGCGTAGCCGTCTGGTGCCCGGTCGCGCTCGTAACCGTGATGGAGGCGGCAGCTAGATTAGTCACCGCTAGAAGCCCCAATACACACGTTGATTACCTGTGACAGCAAGACTCATATTGGCGATCTGCGTTCCATTGAACGCGATGCCCCACGAACCAATCTCGCAAAGATTGAAGTTGGAGTTTGTACCGCCAATATCCAAAACCTGATTACTTGGGGACCCTGTCCCAGTATCCGCGGTATTGACGCCGGATACTCCGTCGAAACTAAAATCAGATGAAGTGCTGTTGAAAACTCCGTTCATGGCATGCCACACATTTATTGTAGTCGGATATACGGTTATCGCCCCACCCGATCCCAATAATTGAGGCGCAGCCGGTCCACCGGGTGGCTGGCCGTTATCCAGGGTCAAGGCATACGTGCTGTTGCCAAGCAGGGTATGCGTCGCACTGGTACAGTCAATGAGCCGCGCAACAGTTGAAATGGTCGTCGGCTGGGCTTCCGTGAACAGCGTCTTTGAAAGCTTTTTGTTGCCGATGAATGTCATTGCGGGCAGAGTGCCTATCGCGCTCAACGTGATCACCGGCATGTTGGCCAGGGTAGCCTGCGTAACGTGGTTGTTGTTGCCCGTCTGATCATACCACTTCGTGACACTGACGCCGTAGCCAAGACCGGCAATCGTCGCCACATCCAGCGCGCCGGTCGACAGGATGTTAATCGTCATCGGCGCCGAGCCGTCGCTGGTCTTGACGATGTCGATCGCGGGCTGAGTGCCCGTCGCCTGGGCGCTACTGTAGGCACGCAGCCCCAACCACGCCACGGCGCCCGACACGACATCGCCAGGACCCAAGTATGTCGGTGGAGTCACGACAGGAGGCAGCGCGATCGGCCCGCGGGCCGAGAACGTGACCGGCACGCTATCGGCTCCCGGTCACAGCGGCTCGTAGATTATATCCGCCGATATCGCGCCCGAGCTACTGCCGGTAAATGCCGACAATACCGCAATGCCGAGCGGCTGCGTGCTGCCGAGTATGGAAAACTCCTGTCCCGGTCCCGCATTGTATTTGAGAATGCCGCCAAACGTGTTGAGGCCAAGGTTGATCTTTGCATCCGTTGTCGCCGCCGAGCGTGACGGGTTGGTAGTCGAAGTCGTCGTGAACGTAATGGGCGCAGCCGCCAAAGCCGCGGTCGATGGGTGCATCGGACCATCCGAAGCGGGCGCCGCAAGTGCGGTCACTCCGGTCGGTCCGGTCGTACAGCGCGCGAATGTCAGCAATGCGATTGCCGACGCCGCCGCAAAGCCGCTGATCATGAACTCCAGCACGTTGATGAGTTGCGTCGTGCTACCGCCTTGGATCGCCATATACGGACCGGTGAGCGCGGTCGTGTCCGCGTTGGCGGCTGGCGTCCAGTTCTGATTCGTGAATATGCGCTTGGCCATCGTTTATGCTCCTTACTTCAGGATTGGAGGGAGAACCAAATGAGCATCGGCCTGCGAATGCGCAGTCGATGTCATCACGTCGTCCACGAGCTTCCTAAAGGGCGTGTGGACGTAATCGGCCGCCCTCGCGTTGAGTGAGCAGATATCGCAGATGTACCCGTCGCATTTCGGGCAGTAACCGCGCTCGCGCGTGCGCCGCGGATTCATGATCGCATGCTGCTGGCAGTGCAGGCAGACCAGCACCGCCGCCTCGAGCATTTGGCCCTCGGGCACGGCCGGCATGTTAAAGCCAATCTGCCGGTAGTAGTCTTCCGGCACGCCGGGCGAGGCCCGGTGATCGACCATCAGGTAGCTCTCACGTTTCATCTACGCATTTCCTCATCGCAATTTTTGTTGCAACGGCCGTCTCATAATCGTCCGTCCATTTCTTGCCGGTTGTTTCCTCAACCGTGCGGATGGCCTGTCCTATTGTCATCAGCAAACGCATTATCTCGGGGCCGCCTACCAATTCTTCTACGATGCTCTTGCTGCTGAACGAGCTTTCGAGTCGCCGCTCGATATCCTCGCTAATGGACAAGTTCGCTTCCGCGGCCGCAGCCTCAAGCTGCCCGCGAAGCTTTCCCGTTACGCGAAACGTGAAACTGCCCCGCTTGCCCTTCGGCGGCCTCCCCATCTACGCATTTCCCGCCGTGAGGGTGAACGTGTTGACGATAACGGCCTGGCTTATGGCGATCACGACGTTGTTCATCGTCATGTCGCCGCCGCCGCCCGTCAGCGTGACCGATCCCTGGATGTGACAGGCCGCAGCGCCGCTATCGTAAATCCGGAACGAGGCCGCCGTGCCATTGGCGCTCCCCGCCCCAACCCAAGACCCGAGCTTGACCTTGCTCCCGCCCGCAGCCGCGGCCATCCAGTCGATTGGCAGCGTCAGGGTAGCCAACAGCCCGGCCGGGTCAGCCGCCGCACAGTTGACCGGCTCTGCGCCAGCAAACAGCCTCAGAAGCGCGGCCGTCCCTATCGTGCTCTCAACCGTGTCCAACTTCGCATTCCGCACCGCAACCGAATACTGGTAGGTCATTCCCGTTTGCGCCGTAGATTATGCACGAGCTATGCAGTTCATTTATACCACCAACTAAGCCACTGAAAACAAGCCAAAATAAAATAGGCCGGGTGCCGGCCTATTTTGCCGGCGCATTTTCGATTGCTCGTCATTCAATGCCAACCAGAAGCCCCTTGCCGTCGCGAATGAGCCGCTTGGGCTTCGACAGCCGCTCCAGGATCTGCGCCACATAGTCGGGCTTGGCTGGCTCGGGTTCCGGCTCTGGCTCCTCAGCCTCCGCCGCCTGCTTCGCCGCATCCTGGGCCACACCCGCCGCAGTCTTCTCCCGCGCGATCTGGATTTGTGCAGCGGCCTTCATGCTCTCGAGCCGCAACTGATGTTCGGCCTTGCGCTGCTCGATCGCCATTTGGCTCTGCGCCTGCGCGGCCTTGACCTGCGCATCAAACTGGGCCTGGTCCTGCGCGTGCTGGCGATCGAATTGCGCCTCCTGCTGTTGACGTTGCTGATCGGCTGCAAACTCCGCCTGCTTGCGCTGGAACTCCATCTGCGCATTCTGCTGGTCAAGCTGTTGCTGCGCCTGCAGCGCCAGTATCTTCGGGTCCGGAGGCGGCGGCTGCGCCTGCTTCGCCTGGATCTTCTTCAGCATCAGGCTTTTTATCCGCGTCTCGAGCGGGGAAAGCTCAATTGCCAGCTCGGGGAATTGCATCGCAAACTGCGGCCCGAGTGCCTGCAACGTCGAGGCGCTATCCGCCTGCTGGTTGATCGCGTCCGGACCTTCATCAACGATGAAGTCCACATCCATACTGCCGATCGCATTCACGATCGCCGGATGTCCCCACTGATCGACCTGCAACTTGTTGATCTGGAAGAACTGCGCAATGTTCTGGTCGTCCGTTACACGAATCCAGCGTTCAGATGTCCAGTGCTCGGTGATGATGTCCCAGATCGCACGGTAGATGCGGATTTTCCAGTTCTTGAATGCGCTCAGGTATGGCCCAAGCTCGGACATCCCGGCCTGCTGAAGCAGGTTGATGGCTCGGCCCGAACTGTCCTCGAGTCCCTGGCCTATCAGTGCAGGATTGGGACCAAAGTTCTCAATCTCGTTCTTGGCCTCCTGGAGCATTTCGAGCTGCCCCTTGAAGTCCGCATATTTCGAGTTGTCGTCCGGCGTCATCGACAGACCGGGATTGGTCTCCACCCAACCGTCCGGCTTCGCCCACTCGCGCCGGGCTATCTCGATGTCATCAACCGCGCCCTTCTCGCTGATGACGCGGCGCGAGTTCAACAAATGCAAAGCCTTGGAACGCCGATGATTGATCTCGTCCTGCGGCGACTTGAAATTGCGAATAAACCCATAACGATCGCCATCGTGGTCGACAGTTGCGGAAAACATCAAAAACCGCGGGAACGTCTTGCCCTTCTTGTCATGGAACGGACTTACGCCCTGCATCATGACCGATGAGCCGATGTAAAGCGTCCAAACCCATCGCCCCTTGCAGATGTACCAATGATCGACCAAACGCAGGCGCTTGAGTGTCGTGTTAACCCAGACCCGTTCGCGGTCCTGGTCGGCCGCCGACGTAATGTCGGAGCCTTCCTCCATCAGGTCATCGATCTCGTCAGCCTTGCTCGGGATCAGCTCCTTGGCCTGATCGACATCGACCCACTTGGCGATTCCCATATAGCGCGCGTCGGTAAAGCCTTCATCGAACGATCGCGGATCATAAAAAAACGTGTCCGCGTAAACGAGGTGCATCGCGAGGTCAGGATCGCCGTGGTCACCCGGCTCTAGGTCAAACTCGATGCCGGCAATCCCATCGATGCCACCGATGCGCGCAGCGCGCGTGGACTTGGATCGCCAGTCGTTGTTGTCGAGGCAATACCGCATGACCGCGGTCGCAACGTCCGCGCCCTGCTCATGCTGCGGCGTGCGCGCATATGCCTTCGGGTCCTGACGCAGTTTTTCGACAATGCCGACAACGGCATTTATTTTGCGCTCGATGCGATTGGACGTGACGACCGGCTGCTTGCGACGTTGCAGAACGGCGATCTCCTGCTCGGTCCACTGGTCGCCGTGGTAGTAGTGTCTCGACTGCCGGGATTCCTCGATTTCGGATGTCTTGGCGCCTAGATAATCGTAGTACATCTTTTTCAATTTAGAAACGGGCAAAAAATTCTCATTGTCGTCATTAGCCGATGACCCACCACCATCAGATGTTGGCTGGGAATCTGCTACCCGCAATTCCATGTCAGGCTGTCCTAGCAAATTCACCATGAAGGCGATGGGCAGATGACACGGCGGGCCGGTTGCGGACCTGGCTTTTCGGGAGCTACCCTAGCCGTGCCAAACTCAGGTTATTCAACTTTGCAAGTTTCAAGGGCAGAAGCCAGGTTCCTAAGATAAATTGGCACCGCCTTGATAACAGCCTCGTCGCCGCGCTCAATGGCGTCAGCCATTTTCCTCAAATCAGAAGCCGTTC